TCACTTGATCCTCCGGACTTTTTGAAAGGTTTCCGTGACATCTTTATCGCAATCCGAATGACTTGGGAACTTGATGGGTACTTGACTGATCCTAATTGCCGTTTGCAGGATCTTCTCCGCAGTAACCTCTGCTTTCTTCGCCTTCACCTCTGAGGTCTTTTCCCGGAGCCACATCAGCCGGATCGCCCGGTTCTGAGCGGTGATCGCCTCACCATTCCGCTTCTGGACGGCTTCATAATGGTGGGTCCACGCCTCGTAGTAGTCGAGCCTCCAACGGTCCCAACCGATCCATCCCAGGGCAGCCAGGATCCCGACTGCTACCAGGATCCGTTGCCAGTTCGCCAGAAAGAACATCATGACGGGTTCCCTCCTTCAGGACCGAAGCCCGGACGCCGGGGAAATGTCGTCGTGTAATCTCCCACCTTCCCCTTGAAAAGCCGGGAGAGGCCTCCGCCACCGATGATGGCCGAGGCTCCTGTTCCATAGCTCACCGGATCGAACTGGCGCGTCTCCCACATTTTCCAGACGGACATGGCCACAAAACCCACGACCGTGAACGCCGCTAAAACGGCCGAGAGTTCAAAGGTCTCTCCGTCACGTTCGGTCAGAATGTCCTTGAGCCATTTCATTTGAAGAGCCCCTTGATCAGGGTGGTCGCTTCGCCGTAGTACTTGGCCGTCTCGGTATCGAGCGAAGCTGTGGCGCTCTCAAACCACTTGTCAATCGTGGCAGCAATATGCTCCGCGCTGTGATACACCTTTGTCGTCATAATCCGGTGCTCGATCAGTCCGGCTTCCTTTTCCACCCAATCCTCGGCCTTGTCCGCGAGGGTTTCCGTTTCGGTTACGATTCCACTCATCTCATCTCTCCTTGTTGATATTGTTGGCCCGGATGCAAAAGAGCAGAGCCAGGCCCACCATGAGCGCCAGAATCCCATTCATGCGCTCTCCTGCAAAAACATCCGCTGTTCGGCAAAGCGCCGGAGCTCGAGGTCTTTCACCACCCGACCCCCCGCATGGTCCCAAAGGGGAATCTGGGCGGCCGCCGCGTTGTAGCGTCCATCGTTCAGGTCCTCGAGAAGAGTCGAACGCTCAAGGGCTCCTCCCCCCAGGTTGAACACGAAATCCACCAGGGCGTCGAACTGGCTCTGAGAAAGGGGGACATGGACTAATTGATTGACCTCGTTCTCGGCCTCTTCCACATCGGCCTCGAGGAGAAGGAGGGCTGTCCCTTCGGTGATGGAAGACCCGGGAGGCCATTTGGAAATCTCTTCATCCGTCATGAGGTGTCCGTATCCGATCGTCCAGTTCCCGGCCACATCCTGATAGGGAGATAGCCGAAGACCTTCCTGGTTCTGAATGAACTTGAGCCCTTGCACAGACAGCTTCATTTCTTCTCCTTGAAGTTCAGGTTGTCGAGCCGATGGTTAATGAGAAGAAAGTCTTCCCGATGCACTTCCTGATGTTTTTGCAAAGCCGTCAAGATTTGCTGGTTCACTTCCCGATTCTCCTGGTGCATCCGCAAGAGCTCTTTCATGTTCGGATGGTCATGAAGATGTTCTTTTTGCCAGCCCTCCATGTCGTCCAGTCTTTTGTCCCTGTCGCCCAGCGCTTTCTTTCCTAAAAAGAAGGCGAGAAGCCACCCTCCCACGTTTGCCCACAGCGTATAGGTGGATGTCCCCTGGTCCATCGTTTTATCCATCCTCCTATCCCTGAATAATCTGGGCGGTGCCCAGAGTTGCGTTGACGGTCGTGAAGCTGTAATACCAACCGGCCGGAACCCGAAGGAAATAACTGTGAGCTTTCCCCACAACGGATCCTGCCGGTTCCGATTCGTCCGGAAGACTTCCCGGAGTGGATGTGCTTCCAAGAGCCGGGGTCATCGTTGCCGCTTCTGTCGAAGTCGGGTTATAAGTTACCGACATCAGGATCGTGATGGGCTGCCCAGTGGTGTTCCGGTAGACCGTTCCGCTGACCGGCGAGGAAGTGGAAAGGGATCCGGTCAGGGAAGGGTAAAGTGTGTTGGCCTGCGTTTCGGTAATTCCCCCCAGATTCGAGAGCGCGGCGGCCGCCGTTGTCGCACCGGTCCCTCCATCCGCAATCGAAAGGGGAAGATCACTCAAGGGAACATAGAGGGAATCGGCCTGAGAACGCGGGACCACCTGCTGCGTCCCGGAACCCGAATTCGCTGCCTGGAAGACCTGGGAGGGATTGCCACCTATGGCCGCGTACCGGGCATCCCCCTGCGCGATCGGAACGACCTCCTGCGTCCCGGGACTGGCATTTGCCGCTTCGAACGTTTCCGATGGAGAGCCGCCTTTGGGGGCAAAATCGGATTGGGCTTGCCCCAAAGGAACGGCATCCGTCTGGCTCGACGCCGTTCCGACCTGGAAGGCCTGGTTGGGATTGCCTCCCACAAGGGCGTAGCCTCCCTGGGCTTCCGTCGCCTGGGTGATGCCGGTGAAGAAGAGATTGCTGAACCGGGGCACAAACTCATAGGCCGTGTTCTGGGTGGGGACGCTTCCGGTCGGCGTCACGGAGCCGTCATCGACCCAGTGAGTGGCATTGACCACCTGGACATTCTGGAGATATCCCTCGGATCCGCTCGACCGCCCATAGACCGTGAAAGACTTTTCCCATCCACTGGCCGAGGTGTTCCCCCAATCGATCCGCACTCCCCCCGGGGCCGTCAGGGTGATGGAAACCTCGGTGCTCGGGAGTGTCTCCCCGTACGAGGAACTCCGCGTGATCTTGTAGTAGTAGGTTCCTGCCGGAAGATTCCCGGACGTCACCGCGAGGGCCGGGGGGTTGGGAGGAAGCGCCAGATTGGTCACCACTTCGAGGGTCGCCTGGGGGCCGATCTGCCGCGTGAAGGTATGATGGCCATAATCCGCGCTCGGCATCGAATCGAGCACAAATCCCCCCAGGAGAACATCGGCCAGAAGCATCCTCGGCGTTTCGATGGAATATCCCCACGCGCCGTAATTGGACCCCGAGATGCAGACAGCCGTGATGTATGGAGCCGTGAGCTTTCCGGTGTTCACATAGAGGTAGGCACAGGCCCAGAAATACTCGACAATCTCCTGGACGGTCTGAAGATTTCCCAGAATCGAGAAATTGGGAGACTGTCCCGTATTGTCGGTGACGGGTAATGTCACGATGGCCCACACTTCGAATTCTGCCAGAGGAGGATCCGGAGGGATGGAAGACTGGCCGAAGATGACCTGTGGCTGACCCCACACCACCTGCATCGCTTTCTGGTGGAACTGGAGATCATCCATATTCGAGTTCGAGGGATTGGACGCATTGACCCCATTGGAGTCGCACCCGAAGTCCTCGAAAACATACACGTCCCCGCTATCGCGGGGAAGGACGAGATTGTTGGGATTGGCCGTCTGAAATTCCTGATAACGGGAGGCCGAAGAAGGCCACGTCACCTGCGTGATGTTGTCGGCCGCCACATGCTCGAAGTAGTAGGCGTTCCAGGCAACCGGAAGATTGTAGGATTGAGCGGCCTGTTTGGCCCCGATCTGGAGCTCCCGCGTCACCCCGGAGAAATCGAATCCCGCACTGTCGAAAAAGATCCCGTCGACTCCGATATTGGCCCACCACGTTACGTTCTGCTGGATCTGGGAAAGCGTGGCCAAAGGAGGCCCACCGATGGTCACATATCCGTAGACCTTGGTCCCAAGGGCCCGGACCCCGGCAATGATCTTCGTCGTGGTGGAATAGTTGGAATCGTTCGGGTTCTCGTAACCGGCTCCGCACACCCAGATATCCCATTTGGAAATGCGGGTGATGATTTCCTGCACGTCCCAGAGATTCTGGAAGGCGATGGGATACCCGTAATAGACGAGGAGCTTCTGGGGAGCGAAGAAGGTGTTGAAAGACCCTGCGTTCCCGGGATTGATGGAAGACCGGTTCTGCCAGGCCTTTCCGTTGAAAACGAGGCTGTCTCCCACGTGCGGAGAGAGCACTCCCACATCGGCCACTTCCTGCAGGCGCATGGACGACTTCACAGCATCCCCCATCGTTCGAGGGTCTTGATGTCCTCTTCCGCCTTGTCCCCGATATCCGTCCGGTATTGCTTGTTGGGAAGGTTGATCCGGTCGACCACGGAATAGGCATCATACCGGGCTTCCCGAACGGTGGCCCCGGTTCCGGCCGGAGAGCAGATCCATCCGCCATCTCCCGCGCTCTCGAAATGATCCCCGTTCCACCACATATCGAGCGGGTTCACGCGGGAAAGGATCTCAAGATCGAAAAGGCAAGGAATATCCTTTGATGGAATTTCGGCCGTCTTGTTGGGAAAAGGTGGAATGGAAAGCGTCACGGAACAGGCATATCCCTTGGCCTTCTTGATCTCCCGGACTTGGTGATGTGCAGCCTCGACAAAGAACCGGGCCATGGGCTGATCCGTCAACTGCATGAGAGTGACGGAGGCATTGATGCCAAAACGTGGGGTCAGTTCGAGGCCCCAGACCTTGAATGTCGCTCCCTTATCGCCCGGGTTCATGGGCAAGATCCGCTCGACGATCGTGTTCAAGTCGATCTGGCCATAGAATCCGAGCTTTCCGAGGATCGGTTCGAGCTTTCGGATTCCCTGCTCGATCACCTTGTTGGATTCGGTCCACCAGAGGACATCTCCGGCACACCCGGTGTTGGGGCCGATATCGCCGTTCATGAATTTCTTGCGCTCGAGGGTGTGGTTCCAGAATCCATCGAGAAACTTCTTGCCGTCGAAAAATCCCTCCGTACTGATCTCCACCCCCCGGACTTTTGTCTGGAGGTTGATCAGGGCTCCCCCGATCTTGCCGGAATAGGTTTCCAGCATTTCGATCACGTCTTCCGGACCATCTCCCACATACGTGAGGGAGGATCCCGCTCCTTTCTCCCCATCGAGCTTGATGACAAAAGATTCGCCGGTCTTTTTGACGTGCGCGATCGCCTGGGAAACATTCCGGGTGGAGTAGGTCTCCGGAACCGCGATCCCTGCGTTTTTCAGCAGGTCCAGCACTTTGTCTCGCTCGTATTCCAGGAAGTCGGCGATTTCAGACCCCCCGTACACGGGGAGACCGATCTTCCGGAGACGGTCGGCGATCTTCCCCATGCCCGTACAGTCGACCACCACCGCATCCGGCTTCCAGGAAGCAAGTTTTCCGAGAGGGAGTTCATCCACCATCCCGACCCCGATCCGGCTTTTTCGGGGTTTCGTCCAGATCGCCCTCACTTCGCAGCCCTCGATCAGACAACGGATGGCGAAAGGAAGATAGGTCCCGTCCTTTGTCAGGAACGCGATTCGAAGCGGCTTACTGGCCATTGGCAACCGCTCCTTGCTCTTCGAGCAGGGCCAAAAGACCCGATGCCGGGAGACGGGATCGTTCGGCCAGGGCGGATGCCCCCCGCGCCGTCTTCCCGAGAAGATTTCCTGCTTCCCCCACCAGGCGCGGTGAAGACAATCCAATGAGACCCAATCCGGTTCCCGGCAAAGCGGCGGAATGTGAAAGAGCACCAGTGGCGGCCGCACCTCCTTCCCCCCAAAGAAGAGGCGCTTCCATTCCCCTCCGGAACCAGGGCTTCATTTCGAGGCCATACATTTGCGCCTGCAGATTCCCGGAAGGATCGAATTTCCCCACAAGATCTCTCCCGTATTGGCTGTGACTTCTGCCGATGGTCTGCATCTTGGTGAGGATGGTCCGGGTATTGAGTCTCTTCTTGTCGGTGGTCAGCGAAAACGCCTTTTCCATCTGATCGATCACACGCTTGCGCCGCTGATAGTCCGCTGTCAGCTTTGCGTAGGAAGGATGCTGCTTCAAAACATCATCCACAGCTTTGACAATATGCGTCATGACCGCTCGCGCGCGGCTCTTGTAGGGCGTCTCGTCGAGAAGGTTCTGCAATTGATGCTTCATGACAACCACGTCCTGAAAACCCATGTTTTTGGCATTCCAGGCTTTCCGGAAGAGCTTGTGGGCCTCCTGAAGCTGAGAAGGACCCTTCGGGCCAAGGCTCGAATTGGAGAAATCCAGGTTCTTTCCCGCCACGGACGAGACGCGCTCCTTTTTCATCTTGTCCACATATTTCTTGACGAAGGGGTCCGTCGAGAGAGGAGAATTGCCAATGGCTTCCAGATCCTTTTCATAGGCGTCGCTGTTTTCCCCTTTCAACCGGGAAAGCCTCTGGACCCCCGCATTGGAGATTTCTTCCTCCGTCGCTCCGGTCCCTCTCATCTGCCTCAAAAATCCCGGCATTCCTTTAAGGGACGCTGCAACAGATTCCGCACTGGTTCCCGTCATGCGTCCGAGGGTTTGGGCCATTCCCTTTCCGGCTACCTTTCCTGCGGCCTTGACCCCTTTTGCGGCCAAGGCCACCGGAGCCTGCGTGACTTTCTCGGCGATTTCCGCCGCCCCTGGCAATCCGGCTTTTCGAAGGAGACCTGAAGCCGGGGACAGGAGAGCGGATGCATCCAGAAGGGCACCGGCCGGATCCGTGGCCAGAGTGTTCTTGATCGCTTCTTCCGACCCGTAACGGCCGGAGAGATGATGGAGAAGGGACCGGGCCACAGCCACATCCTTCTGGTATTCCCCCGGATCGCGGTAGAGTTTGGAGGGATGGAGATCCATGGCTTTCAGGAAGAGATCGAGACCCCCGGACAATCCCCGCACCGTTGATTCAATAGAGTCCACAGGATGAAGAAGAGCCGACCCGATGTTTTCGGCCGTCTTTCCGAGGGAGGGAACAGCGTTTTTCAGGGCCTCCTTCGGGACATCGGACCAGGAGCGGGATTTGGGTGGGGACGGAGGGGAAGAAGTCGCCCGGTTTCCATTTTCCGGAACAAAATCCTTCATGTCGGACGCAGTGAGTTTGACCCCTGAATCCGGCTTGAACTCCTTCAACTGATCGGGAGTCAGGACAACTCCGCTCATTGGGCCTCCTGTGCGTAGAATCGGCCGTTCAGGAGATAGCCCTTTTGTCCACGGAAGGTTCCGGAAATCGCACCTGCAGGAAGTTTTTTAGCCGATGCGGCCCCTCCCTTTTTTCCGGAAATGGCTTTTCGAATCTGATCTTCCAGAAAAGTGCGCGTGTGGCGCATGGCCTCCATCCGGTTGTTCATCTCCTTTTTGAGCTGATCGACAACAGCCCTGTACTGCTCGGGTGTCTGAGCCGTATTGAGCATGGAGAGGGCTTCCTGCCGGGCCGAATCGGAAGTGGCAGAGGCTCCGTATCCTCCCGACATGACCTTGGCGTACTCGTTCACAAAGGTCTGGTTGGCCGCATTGAACCGGGCGACATCCGGACTCCCGCCAACAGCGCTTCTTCCGGCCATAAGCCATCGGTTGAAGACAGGGGCTCCGGTTCGGTCTACCTTGTCCGCAGCCTTGAGGGCGAGATCAGCATTCTTGTAGGCTGTATCCTCGTACTGCATGATCATTCCCTGGGACTTGGCGATCTGCCCCAAGGCCTGACGTCCTGCCTTGATTTCATTCTGGTTGAAGACCACATCGTCCGGAGTCAGACCTTCTGCTTGTTGAAGTTGGGCCGCCCGATTCATCACCGCTTCCTTCTGTTTCTGGCCCTGCATTCCGAAGGAAGGCATTGTGCCAGTCGCCAGGTATTGTTTGGCCGCAAGGTCGAGGGCCGGACCTGTCAGGGTGCTTTCCTTCTGCTGGGTAGCGAGTCCTTTTTGCCAGTTCTGGAGAAGAGGATTGATCGACTTCAGAAAAGGATCTCGAGCCGCGACAGGGAGACTCTGAAGCTGTCTGGAGATCAATCCGTTCACATCCGCTTGAGTTTTTGCGGTCCCGAGTCCTTCCTCAAAAGCCGGGAGGGCCTTTTGTGCGAGAAATGGACCAATCTCTTTGCGATCCGGAAGCGTGGACGCCATTTGCTGGACCTGCTGAAAGGCGGCATTGCGCTGCGCAGGGGGCACAGTCTGGAGAGCCTTGAAGGATTTCTGCATAAATTCCTGCTTTGTCAGAGGCATTCCATCTTGAGCCATCGGATACGAAGGAGGAGGGGTCCCTTGAGGCATTCCTGTTGGCACCCCTTGTGGTGGCCCCGCTTGGGGTGGGGAGGATGCTTGTCCGGGGGAAGCAACGCTCGCAGAAGAGGGCGACGTACCTCCCCGAGACCTACTCCCTTGCATGAGGGTCTGGAGGGTCTGTCCGAACTGCCCCATGGCCTTCTGGTTTTTCTGTTCCTGCAGGATGGCGATCGCGGATGTGGCGGGAAGCCCTGCGTCTACGAGATCCGCCATGGCGCCGGCAGTATTCCCCTGATCGAAGTTGGCGATCCCGCGCCATGCTTTGATCTTTCTGTACTGGTTCGGATCCTGTTTTTGCAGAAGCGCCATCGATTCTGGCGAATGGATCTTGTTCAAGTTATCCAGAAACAACTTCGAGGCCGATGGACGTGCGGGAACCGTCACGCTTCCTCCGACTTTGGCCACCATCTGGGGAGGTCCCTGGGCGATCTGCGCTCCTTGTGGAACCTCATTTCCGGTCGGTCTGGGAAGCATCTGGCCAGTATGAAAATTGGCCGGGAAGACGGGATCGGCTCCGTTGGCCGCCATCTGGAGCCCCCCTCCTTGGGGGCCCGGTTGTGCGAGAGGATAAACCAGGCTTCGTTGCAAGGTCGGGGAGGAGTGGGCCGGAGCCCCCTGATCTCCGGCGTTGCGTTCGTATGTCTGGAGAGCGGCTTCGGTCGCGGCCTTCTGATTCTGGTTATGGATATACTGCGGAAGTTCAAGAAGGGGAGAGACCACGGGCAGTCCCAAAACCCTTCCAGCCGTATCCATTCCTCGTTCTAGCGATGACAGCATTCCCACTTTTTCTCTCCTACAGACTGAACTTGAATCCGGAAGAACCGGAATTGAAACTTGTCGTGTTGTTGTAGTTCTGGGTCTGGTTCGTGTTTGTATTGAAGTTTCCTGTCTGGGTCGCGTTCGCCATGTCCCTCTGAGTCAGGAGGCCCAACAGCCCTTGCATGACTCCGGCGTTTTGCCCGGAGACATTGAGGCCGAGTGATGCCAGCCCTGACAAAACATGGGCGTTCTGAAATGGAAGGTCGAGCATCCCCTGCTGGTATTGCTGGTTGGCGGCCTGCACGTCCTGATTCATCAGGTTCTGGGCGTTTTCCACCGCTCCGGTCTGAGCCATCGTATCCACGGACGAGTTGGTCATCCCCCGGTCGGCCATCTGGTTGTTGATCTGGTTCATCCAGCCCCCTGGGCCGAACATCGAAAAATTCAGCCCCTGTTGGTCGGCGGCAAGCTGCGACTGCCGGATGGCCCCAAGACCGCTCTTCTGGGCCTTGGTCGGCTGCATGCCGCCCGAATAGAGGTTTGCCAGGCCGGATCCTCCAAAGGTGGTCCAAGGATTGGCAGAGTTCGGCCCATATCCGGCCAGATTCCCCATGAGCCCCTTTTCCGTTCCCGACATCGGGGCAATCGATTGCGACGATGTTTTGGACCCGGAAGAGGTTCCTTTGGTGCTGGTGGTTCCGGATGATGTTTGGGTTCCGGATTGCCCCCCGAAGTTTCCTCCAAAGCTGACTCCGGATCCGACCCCCGCTCCCAATCCCCCCAAAAATGCCGCGCTCATTCTTTCTTCTCCTCTATCGCTTTGACGTTCCCGAATCCCTTGTCCAGGTGGATGGCCATGGCCAAGGAATGGTTACGGATGGCGTCCACCGTGTGGTCACGGAAAGATCCCATCGATTCGACCATCCGGTTGATCGCCATAGAATTCTCTGAAAGAACGCCGATCTGGACGATGAACGCGCACTCCCGGTATTTCTCCGCAGACCCTGTCGCAATGTTCCGGCGCTCCATCTCGAGGAAGAACTTGCACCCCTCCTCCACGCATTCCGACTGGATCAGAGGGCACAGCGGGGTTTGTTTTTCCGGCTTCTTCATCAGTTTTTCACCCCCACTATAATGTCCAGAGAATTGATATTGAGTTCGGAAAGAGAGTGAAGATGCCCGGCTCCTCCGCCTGTATTTTGAATGGAGATTCCAGTGTTATTAAAGGTAGTATTCACATTTGCCATAACAGAGCCGCCCCCACCGACGTTACAATTCACACTATTGCCGTTTGAACCACTTATGGAAGTGTTTGGGAAATAATGATTATGGCCCGGATCATTGACGCCATGGTTGTGGGACGGCATTTCCGTAATGGAAAGAGTATGATCGTCAGTTGAGGCTCCCCCTCTCAGGATTGTCGATACTCCCGATCCGGCGTAGACTCCCCCTCCGGCCCCGCTCACCACCCGGAGAAGGGAATCGTTCTGGATCCCCGTGTCCTGCGTCCACCCGGGAGGGACCGAGGATTGCTGAAAAAGGAGCCGGGTCCCGGACGGAAAGGCGTACATCCTCACATCCACATTCGGAGATCCTCCCGGCGCCATCCCGATGACGTTCCAGTACGTGCCGTCAAATTCGAGAAGGACCCATCCCTTGGCCGGAAGCTCTCCCCCTGAAAGCGGAACCCCTCCTTGCAGGATGGTATTGGCCCCCAGACTGTTGATGTTGAGGGTGGCGCTTCCCGTGTTGGTGTTGGCCACTTTGACGGCGATCACCTGCCCTTTGGCGAGAGCGGACGGGAAAGAGGTCGTAACGGTCAGGGAATTCGTTGATCCCGTATCGGGCCCGAAGTAGAACATCCCGTTTGTGGAAACGCTTACTCCTCCCAGGACAAGCCCCGGAACGGTCAAAGGCCCTGCCATGGTGTCGCCCTGGGAATTCCCGGCATCGAGGGCGCGGGATTCGATCCATGCCAGTTCCGCATGGACCTGCGTGATATCCATGGAGTCCCCAGGTGCGATCAATGCCAGAGCGGAAGACGGCGAAATCATCGGGTTACCTCAATTCTCATTCCAGCCTCCGAAGAGATAGAACAGTTCGAACACGAAAACCTCCATGACTCCCCCCATATTCGAGAGGGACAGGGAAAACGCCGTGGAACTCCCGCCGATCGGGACATTGTTCAGGATCGGGGTTTCACCGGCTGGCCAGATCGTTCCAGTCGGCACATCGGGCCACGTGTCGGCTGTGGGCACATCCGGCCAGTCCTGTTGCGAGACCGGAGGGAAGGTGACCGGCCAGGTCGACCCGTTCTTCATGGTCAGCGTGGCCGCAATTTCCCCGGTGGAAAAATAAGCCACCGCAAGATGACGCAAAAGTTTTTCCCGGAGCAGGTGTCCCAGCGAGAGGAAAGGGAGGCTGAGCACGCCCGTAACCTGAGTGCCGTCCGCATCCGTCCCCGAGGTCCAGTTCCAGATGGAGAGACGCCGGTTCCCGTTGGTGTCGATCTGACCGGTCAGGACCCCTTTGACGTTGGTAGAGGAGATCTGATACGCGGCCACATCGGAGGGAGGAAGATTCCAGGAGGCCCACCGGTATTTGTACTGCTCCGAGCCGAACCCGTAGATGTTGATGTCGAGAGGATCGGGAGGGCTCACCACCAGGGCATAGTCGAGATGGACCCCTCCTTTGGAGAGGTAGAACACGACGATGTTTTCCGGCTCGTAATAGACGGCGCATCCGGCCCCGAGCATGGAGGCCGGGAGGGCCTGAAAAAGGGACTGGACGTTTTCCGAGATTCGGGAGGTCTGGAGGTTTCCTCCGGTCTGCATCATGTGGGCCAGCGAATAGATCCCGTCCGGGCCCTGGAAGAGCAGATCGTTCCCGACATTGACGATGCTCCGGTGGTAACCGAACATGCCCCGATAGGCTGGCTGGAGGGCAAAGTTGTCGTAGCTCGTCCCGGAAAGAACGAAGATCGCGCCATATTTCGGACCCTTGAAGATCCAGACATCCGAACCGAAGGATCCCAGCCCGGTAATGACATCTCTCCCACCTTCCACCTGGACGTTTCCGGCATCGTCCGGAGCCGTCCAGTTTCCCGGATTGTCCACGGCGCACCAGTAGAGGGTCGATGGATGGACCGAGGAACCTGCCGCATAGATCCGGTTGTTGTGGGTCAGAAAATAGGAGCAGGGGGTCAGATTGTAGGCCCCGTTCGTGATCGTGAGATCCGAAAGGGTGGTTCCGTCATAGATGTAGTTGTGGTCGGTCCCGTTCCCGAAAACCACCTTGCGCTGGAGAACGGCAAAGTTCACGGGAAGCCCGGTGTGGAGCATGGCCGTATCGACCGCAGGAGGAGCCACTCCGGGCGTGGCCGAACCGCTGTCCGTGAAAGAAGTTCCGGTCGAGTTTCCAAGGAGCCCGAGGTTTCCGGCCACCCGGCCATAGACGTTATAAGAGGTGGCTCCGGGAACCGCCTTCCAGTTCAGAACGACTTCTCCCGTCGCCGTGGTGGTGATGGAGACAGCGGGAGAGGCCAGCGTTTCCCCCTGTCCGTTCAGAGCCGTCACCGCATAGGTGTATGTCCCGGCAACGAGGGTTCCCGCGCTGGAGGAAAACGAAAGGGTGGGCGCCACGGTCGGATTGGAGACCGAAATCTGCGTCCACGTGTTCGAGCCGGAGTTGTAGACCCAAACGATGCCCCCCTGGACGACAAGAACGTATTCGCTTTGACCATCCACCCAGAAATCGAAAAGGCCATCGATGGGATCGGAGGAAGGGAAATCCGGCCCGAACCATTGGTGGCCCGGGCGACTTTTGAACGACGCCCGCACCGTGAAGTAGATATTGGTGGCCTTGTTGAACCCCAATACCTGGGGAGCGATCGGCGGAAGCCGGGTATCGAGACCAAACTTGCCAAAGTCCAGGGTGATGTTTTTGCGGAGAGAAGCGGTCGGCATCAGACCCTCCAGACCATCCGCTCGATCACGGCATCCGTGCCAAAGCGTCTCTGAAGACCGCGAAAGCTCGCCGGACGAAGTTGAGGCTGGTCATCCCAGAGGCCGTAATCGGTACACATCTGGTTCCGGATCTGGATGTATTCGGCTTTGGAGATCTGGGCCCTGGCTGGATCGTCGAGCACGTCCCGGTAAAAGATCGCCATGGCCCCCTCGATGATGGCCCTCCGGTAATTCGACGGAATCAGGATCGGATCCGAATTACCCTGGAGGTCCGGAAGCTGGGGCAGGTAGAGAAACTGCACCACGATGGGCTGGGACGGAAACGGGAAGAAGACCATCTGGGGGGTCTGGGGAGCCGAACTCCGGTACGCGATGCTCCATCTGTCCGGGTTGCCGAACCGCGTGTTGATCAGGTCCGATTGCAGTTCCCGCGTTCCCACGAACCGCATCTTCGGAGACAGCTGAAACGCCGTGATCGGCTCCGGCATCCGGAAGTCCGATGGGAGCTGATAGGAAAAGGGAAAGACCGAATAGTCCAAAGCGACGCCGGTCAACGAGAGGCTTGGGGAGACGGTCAGGACTTGACCGACCGGATCGACGCCCGTGATTTCATAAAGGGCGTTGTCCGCTCCATACCGGAGATACCAGCCGACCATGTCCAGCGTGAAAGCGGTTCCGGTTCCGGAAAGCTGGTTTCCGCCGGCCGTTCCGGAAAGCGTCCCGGAATTGACGGGAGCGACAAGAGTCAGCCGTCCCGTCTTCTGGAGGAAGGGCCACTCACGCCAGGAGCACAACTCCTGGTAGACGGCATTGACGGCATTCTTGAGGGGAGAGAGATAGCTCTGCTGCGGGAGAGAGCGCGTGCGATTCAAAACTTCCTGATAGCAGCTCTGAAAGGTCGAATACATGCCCGCGCTCCATTGTTAAGCCAGAGATCCTTCGAACCAGATCCCGTCGATCGTTGCCGTGTCTGTCGCACTCCCCAAAGTCCAGCCGAGCTTGAGCATGCTGATGGGGGTGTTGTTGTAATTGATCTGGTACGTTCCGGGAGCCGTTATCCCGGTCTTGGACCCAACCGCTCCGCTGGAAGTGGCATGAGCTCCGTCCGGGGAACTGTCCGCCAGAATTCCCAACGTACCGCTAACGGCGGATACCACGATCCAGAGAGTGATTTTTTCGGCACCGTTGATGAGTCCTCCGGTGATGTCGCCGATAATGCTTTTCCCGTCTGCATCCAGAAAATCTCCAGAAAGCCCCCCAGACCCCGAAATCGAGGCCTTGGGAATGAGTTTGACGGGCCCAAAATGGCTGGCAAGTCCCACAGGGAACCTCCTTTAGGCCGAGCCCGCGAAGACGCCCCAGGGAGAAGACGCCCCGTAGGCGATGTAGAAGCGCCCGAAGACCATCCAGTCCCCATTGAAGGGATCCTCTTTGGTCTTGGTGGTAAGACCGCCGTGGGTGAAGGCTTTGACGAAGAAGCGGTCGCAGATGATGAACCACATGGACGGGCTGTTGAGGTAGGGATCCACGATCAGCTCGATCCCGCCTGCCATTTTCTTGAGTTCGTTGTCGGCCCGGTCTGCCGTGTCGGGTCGTCCGGCCGATTTCAGGATTTCGCGTGCGGTCAGTTCGTTTTCCGGAGCAACCACCAGCTTGGACGGCCGCATGCGGATGAGAGTTCCCCGTTCGTCTGTCTGCCGCTTGATGGCCGTCAGCACCGAGTTGAAGGAGGTGTAGCAGAGGGCGCTCTGTGTGGCCAGAACGTTGGCAAACTTGTTCCCGGAGCCGGGATAGCCCGGATGGTTCACCGAGAACAGGGGCTGACCATCGGAAAGGTTCGTCGTGAATCCGTTGTTGTAAATCAGATGGACCAGAGTGTCCTCGGTCACGTTGGCCTTGTTTCCCATATCCCGGGACCTTCGCCCCATGGTGTTGTAGCGTTCGAACTCCATCAGGTCTTCGGACACCCGGAAATAGGAGGTGAACTTGGCCAGGTTGTACCGCGTATAGAATCCCTGGAAGTTCGTGTCCTCGTGGTAGTCTTCCCCGTCGCCGGTTTCGGAGAACAGGCCGATGCCGACTTCCGTGGTCTCTTCCTCGTAATACTTGTCCGTTCCGTCCGAAACGGTGAGCTTGGGGTAGATCAGCGCGTTCGCGTCGTACTCTTCGTAGATCACGTCCCGGAGGGCCGGGTACACTTCCCAGGGGAATTGATTGATATTCATGCTTCAAGGACCTCCTGCAAGGCTATGGCAACTCAGGCCACAGCGGATGAAAGAATTTCGACCAGAACCCGGGCATTCGCGTCCCCGATTCCGCCGTTCGGAAGAACTCCGGCCTGCACCCCGATCTCGATGATTTCGAAGACTTTCTCCGTGGTGTTGGTGAGATCCACCATGGCCACTCCGTTTGTGATGACCAGACCGAACTGGGCTCCCAGATGAGTCTGGGCGAGCACGGCCCCCGAGACGTTCATCCATAGGCGCTGGCCAGCCCGGGCCCGAAGAACTGGAATGACCGACTGGTTGAGCTTTCCCGAGGGGTCCGGGTATTCGGAGAGGGAGAGCCCGAAAACCGAGGGGTCCGCACTGGCTGAGGGAACAAGCTCGCCTCCCGCCAGCTTCACGAAATCGTGTGGAGAAAAGGAATCTCCGCTGGTCGGAGCGATCTGGACCACATGGGACGCCTCATCGATCTCAGGTTGCGGGGGCAGAATCGGAATGTTCATTTTCTTTCATCCTCCTTGAATGGTCCCTTTTCAGGGCGTTACGACATCGCCACGACAGTGGGCTTGCCCCGCTGCCGTTTCTCAGCCGCCTTGCGTTCCACTTCTTCGGCTTCCTCCCGGGATGCCACTTTTCCGAGAGACACCTTTTCCTCGCCGTATCCGTCCGGAGCATCGGAATCTTTCAGTTTGCGATTGAGGTTCCTTTCCTGAAGCTCCGTCTGGCGGCCTCCCATGTGTTCCCGCTGATACCGGCGATAAGCTTCCTCGCTCATGCGGACGGGAATCAGCTGGTCGACGACCTGATCCGGGATGGCTTTGCCGTCCGGATCCCGCTCCCATCCGTTTTCCCGCCAGTCCTCAAACTCGTTGGCCGTGACAAAGCGCCGGACGTTGCCGTCCTTCTTTTTGCATCCATTGACCATGATCTTGTTCATTTGCGCTTCCTCCTTCGTGGGTTGGGGTTATCCTCGGGTTCCCGTTCCGATCTCGCCGGACAGATCCCGGCTGAAAGCCGACTGCAGACGCTTTTCCGAGAATCCCAGCGCCTTGGCCAGCTTCTTGGACCCATCCGTGATCTTCGTGTTCCGGGCGCCCGTCTCTCTGGGATGTCCCGTTTCCCCCACCGGAGGACGTTCGGTCGATCTCTGTGCCGGTTTTTTCTGTCTTCGATAAGCGATCAGCTGCACCACATCCTCGAGCGTCCTGGCATCGAACTGCAGGCCATACCTCTTCAGCCGGTCGGTATATTCCTTGTCCACTTCCCGGTAGAAGTCGGACTCCGAATCCGCCAGCTCGTCGAACTGATCCTTGAGGCGCTCGAAGGTGACTTGCGCCTCCTTGGCTCGTTCCCGTTCGGCGATTTCCTTCCGCACGGATTCCGTAGCTCTTTTGGCCGCGTCCTGGGCAACAAGTTCCCGATAGCGCGCCGGATCCGTGATCGCCAGGGTATCCAGATCCTCTTCCGGCTCCCCGTTCCCGTCCGGCTTTCGTATTGCCGCCTGCTGGCGCTCCCATTCTTCCTGGCGTGCCCGGGCGGCCGCTTTTTCTTCGGCAAGCTGCCGTTCCGCCTTCTCCCGCTTCCGTCGCTCTTCTTCCAGACGATTCTTGAGCGGAACGCCCTTGTCGTCTTTTGGTTCTTCTTCGCCGGAGTTCTGAGAGCTTCCGTCGCCTGTTCCTTCGGAGCCTGCGTCTGCGTTTCCTTCCGCATCTCCGGATCCCGAATCATCGGATCCAGCCGACTCGTCGCCCCCCGAGATGGGCACATACTCGGTCTTGAGCCATTCCAGATATTCCAGTTCCTCTTCCTCTTGCGCGATGACGGGTCGCATACGTCCTCCTTGCCTTTTACGGGTGGGCTCCCGATGGTGAATGGTGAAACGGACCGGTTATCCCTTCCGGATGGCGTCCATCAGCTTCTTGGACGGTTTCTTTTCCCGTTCGAGTGTCTTGTTGGCCTTTTTGCCTCCGGCCTTGAGGTCATCCTTCTTTTTGACGAGCTTTTTGTTCGCTTTCTTGCCACCCTTTTTGAGGTTCTTGATCTTTTCGAGTGCGGATTCCATTACGGCTTCCCTCCCTTCAGGACTCGACGCGCCTTGCGGTCGATCCGGTTTTTCTCTCCGCCCGACATGCGGCCTTTCTTCCAGGCGATCCCGGCCTCCATTTCGGCCGCTCTCGCGTGGGCCCTGTCCTCCACCGGATACGAGCGTCCCGGCCCGGCGAAGTCTTTCTTCGGCAACGAACTCCGTCTCTTCTTCGAAAGCTTGGCCATGCATCCTCCTTAGACCGTAAACCCGAGGATCTTGAGGGTCCCGGCGGCCGGTGTGATGGCGGCGGCCGTCGAGTTCACAAAGGTCACGCCGATATGCCCGGCAGAACTCACCCGGATATTCCCGATACTGATCCCGGCAGGAAGAGCCTCCTGCCAATTGCCGATCAGGACATCCCCAACGTTTGCGGTCCCGTTATCCGGGAAGATCTGCTCCTCCGAGGTATTGGCCGGGACAGAGGCCGGAGTGAGGTTCAAAGATTCGACGTAGGTGTCATAGATCGAGTTGGAACCAGCCCCGAGTCGAATGCCTCCTCCACCCTTGGCGAGCAACTGCAGATCGATATGGGCATCCGATCCCTGGGCGACGATCTGAGGAGGATTCCCCGCAGAGGCCCCTTCGAGGACCACCTGGTTGGCCTGACCGTTTCCTCCCTCCACAGTGGAGCCGCTCAGCGGCCCAAGGGTCGATACACCTCCCGCATCGAAGTTGGTTCCTTTGCCGTTGGTCTGGTTTCCGTCCAAAGCGCCCATCATGACTCCTTCGTTTTGGCTATCGCTTCATCCTTGAGCCGGTCCATTAGGGCCAGCACGCCTTCCGCACCTTCCATGCGCCCTACCATCCGGTCGTAAGCGTCTTTTCCTCCTGTCCGGAGGCCGGGCATCAGCTCGTCCGAAACGGAATCGGAGATCCGCTGCTTCAGGACCCTCATGCCGGGATGCTGAAAGAGCGAATAGAGAGCCGCGCATTCCTCCAGGTTCATGGGCCTACGCATTGGGCACCGCTCCGGCCCCTGCCGCACCATTCGGCATGGAAGGAGCTCCACCGGGAACCGGCGTGTTGGCGATCGGGGAACCAGCTGGCCCACCGGGAACGCCGTTGCCCATGTCGGCCTGTTGCATCTGCTGCTGGGCCTTCATCTGCTCCTGCTTGCGGTGGCGCTTGATGTGCTCCACGTAGACCGCTGCGTTCTGGCAGAGTCCCGGTTCGGCCCGAAGCTCTTCCAGAAATTTCACGTGCGACACGATATGCGCCTGGTCGTCGTCGGCTGGGTGAACCGGAACGATATGGCCCGGGAGCATTTCGAGGTTTTCCTTGTCCGGATTGACGGACGCCATTTTTTCCTGCGGAGGCTCGGCCAGGAAGTCCTCCCAGTTATCCACATCCATGGCTTCGAGGAGATTCTTGAGGGCGTGGTAAAGGGTCTGTGGGTTCACGAGCCCCAGCTGCATGAGCATGGGGTTCATGAGGGTCTGGACGACTCCCCGCGCTTTGGCGACCTGGGCGTTCTGGTTGATCTTGTTGATGTTGGCCGTGATCTTGAGGGAGTATTTCAGAGCATCGGGAAAGGAGACCTCCGAATACTCGCCGGTGACCGCCTCGATCTCCATGGGCTTTCCGAACCGCTGATAGAGAGCGGCCGTAATGGCTATCAGCCCCGCGAGACCGGACATCTCCTCCATGTTTCCGACGATGTTGTCCCAGATCGCCTGGAAGCGGATATTGATCTCGTCCTGGACAAGAGTGCTCTGGCCCAGCGTTTTGCTCTTGGGAGCCTGCGCCAGTTGCGTGTCGCTCACCCCGTCGACCGACTGCATGATGGTGTCGATGCGGTTCTGGAGACCGGCGATCGGCCCCAGATTGGCCGCATAGTTCGGCATGTAGACCGCATTGCCGATATTGCCGTTCGGAGAGGAAAGCGGGATTAACCGGCCGGGAGCGATCTTCATCTTCTCGTTCTTGAGGCCGGCCGTTTCATCGTAGAAGGTGGGTGGAACCGCCTGGAGAGTCGCCGAATCCATCATGAGGTTGTGGACGGCTGTCTCTTCGTCGGCGAGCGGACCGATGATCGTGGGAATGCCCAGACCGTAGGAGTCCATATCGGGAATCGGCTGGACGATGATTTCCGAGAAGGGCCGCATCGGATATCCGGCCGAAGACCGGAGCTCGTTTCTCAGAATCTTTCCGGGTCCCCGGAAGATCGTGATCAGCCGGTCCTCGAGATAGTCCTTTCCGTCCCAGAAATCGAGGACGTAGCATTCCAGGATCTCGAAGTATTCCCATCCCAGAATCATGGTCGAGACACCGGCCGCCTGGCGTCTCTGCTCGACCAGATCGACGCCTCCTTCGGTTTGGACGATCGGGTCGGTGGCGTATTGCTTGAACTCGGAGTAGTCGGCCTCAAGATCGAGGTCGTAAATGCCGTCCTGGGCGCGGCTCACGATCTCCGGCCAAGTCATCCACACCCGGTGGATCACGTAGCGGCACTCCTGGATGGTTCCGGGGCTTTTCCAGAAATCCTCGGGCTTGACGGCACTATACCGGACGCCTTCGAAGGTCACGTCCGGCCATTCGACGGTCGCATCGATCCGGTCTCCCACCAGCCGGTAGCGGAGATCTCCGGTGACCTCTTCGCCGTCCCGGTCGAACCGGATTGTCCAGTGGGTATCGGATTTCTCCCGGATCGTGAATTCCCCGAAGCGGTTTTTCAGGCGCTCGAGCAGGAAGGCTCGGATCGCCGGTTCTTCAAGGTCGGTTCCACGGATTCCCGGGGGCAGCGTGAAGCGGTGCGTTTCTCCCACCCGTTGAACTTCCTTTTCCCAGACGGCCTTGGCGCGTCGGCATCCTCCCACAAGAGCCGGGCGGATCCACCTGGACGCAAACCGGAGAAAGCCCGTTTCGTGATCGAGAACGTGCCGGAGGTAGCATTCGGCTTGGTCTGCCAGGTCCTGATTTTTCGACTTGACCTGGACGAAGGGAACGGAGCGCTGAAGGGCATACAACGTGCGGGAGTGGATCGACTCGACGTGCGAGAGGGTCAGAGCCCCCCCGATATCGAGATCGGAGGATCCTTCCCAGGGGGAATCGGGATTGGCTTTGGGACGGCCCCCGAGGTAACGCGCAAGAGCGTCCTCTTCACGCTCGAGAAAAGACTCCTGCGTGTAGGCCTGTTCTGAGATCCAGTCGTTGACCCGCTGGACGATCTGGTCTTCGGTGAGAGTGTCCATGCCTGAGAAATATCAGTCTGGATATGGACTTACAAGGATTATCTTGTGACATTATGTGACAGAGAGGGACACTCCGTGGAATTCTTTCTTGGCCCGGTAATACGCCTTTCTGAACGCCTGAAAGGACTTTTCCTGCACCCTCTCGTCGAGGTAGGCGCACACCTTGTAGACTTCTTTCAAATCCGTCTTACCTCTTGACGCTCTTAGATAATTGGCGATCACGACCGAGAGGAACAAACTGTCCCCGATTGTCACACTTTTTTTCACTTTCTTCCCCCTCCCCATCGAATATCGTCATCATCCGGGAGAGCCCTTCCGCGCCTCTTGTTTGGCGGAAGATAGCTCACCGGCTCTTGCGGTTTTGGAGGAATCGCCGACTCAACCTTGGGCCCGTCCAGAATCCCGAAGGTCAGGCAGTCCACCCACTCGTCATGCGGACCGTTGGGGAACAGGGCGAACTCCTCGATGAAGGCGCTGGTCCATCGGCCGTCCTGCGGGAGAAAGACGCGTCCCGATTCCACCAGCGGACTGATGGCATACGCAGGCTGGATCTTGTTCTTGTGGCGCACCGGCTTGATGGGGAGCCGTCCTGATTTCCGAAGGCTCTGGATGAGCGATGCACCGGAAGAGGCATCCTCGATCAGAATCTGGGAACACCCAGCCGCACGCCACTTGGCGAACTGAATCGGCACCTGATGTTCGAGCTCGGGATATTCCACCCGTTCTTTCCAAGCATCCAGGAGATACCATCCCACGCGGTGGAGGCCGATCGTGAGACAGGCGGAAGGGTCGTTGTCCTCCCGGTCCTTGACCCCGGTGTCCCACACCTGGAAGATCGCCAGAAGATCCGGGACGACCGAGTAGAACTGCCACCAGGACCTCAGGAAGAGCTTGCCCGAAACAGACACGTCCCAATCCCCCTCGAGCCACGCCTTGACCAGCCAGGAAGGACCGGAGGCATAGAGCCGATCCACATAGCCGGGATCGGCCTCCATGAGGATCCGGTTGTCCTGGAGGCGCGAGGGAATATACACGCGCCAGGTCTTCTGGGCTTCCGACCAGAAAGGCTGACCGGGCACGGCCGGCTTGATATAGCGTTCCTTGAGCCATTCGTGACCCACGCCACCTGGGTTGCCGGTGAGCCGCAGGAAGCAGGGAACACCATGAGCCGACCGCATGGTCGCCCGGAGCCGGTCGATCGCTTCGGGGGTGGGATAATTCCCGCATTCATCGATCCCGATCCAGGTGTACGCATGGCCCTGATACTTGTTGGCGTCCTCGACCCGTTCGAGCCAGCGCATCTTGAGGCTGGCCTTGTTCCGGAAAAACCACGTGCGCGGACCCGCTCTCCATTCGCCGCCGATCGCCGGAAAGATCTGCAAAGCCCTTCCCTGCAACTCCTCGAGTTCCGGCATGCTCTGGCGGAACAGAATTCCCTTCGCGTGCTTCCCGTAAGCATCGGCATGCGCCAGCCAGTCTCCGAGGAGAGCATCGGATTTTCCACCTCCCCGGGCTCCTCCGAAAAACACGTCCGGGATCGGACATTCGAGGAGATCCCGCTGAGGACCGTCCTGGGGAACCCAGACGAGCGGTTCACTTGCCGTCTGCATCGATGACGGTTCTCTCGGCCAGAGCCCTCCGTTCCTCCCGGTTCTTGACCCACTCCTCGATAGACTTGGCTTTCGCTGGAATGGCCACGACCCCGAGAGTGAGGGGTTGACCGTCTGGTCCTGACACTTCGGATTTCTGAGCCGGTTTGAGACCAGCGTACTCGAGGGCCGTGTTGATTGCCTGCAGTGTCGCCATATTCTTGATCGCGCCATTGTCGATGATGGCTTCCAGTTTGAGCCGGGCTTTGAGCGCGAGAGGAGCGAATTCGAGGCGTACCTGTGCGACCAACCGCTCGGCTTCCAGATTCGCGCGCGCAAGCACATGAGGTCTTTTGAGGAGATCATGCCCTTGACGATACGCCGTTTTGGGGGAATAACCGGCTTCTTTTGCGGCCTGGGTCACATTCCCCGTAAGCGCGTAGAGCACGGCAAAGCGCTCCTGCATGGGATTCAGCCGTTTTCGCTTGGAAGGCGTTTTTTTACTCAACCAGCTCTCCCACGCTCTGGATAAGGCCCACCTCAAAGCCTTTCGCGTGCAGGACGGCGGCAGCTTCGGCAATGTGATCGGCGATGACGCAAACAAAGCCCTTTGGGGTTTTGGCCTGGAACACGCATTTGGGGGTGGAGTTGCCGACGATTGGAATTTCCTGGTGAAGTTTCAGAGTCATGGGATTCTCCTGGGTTAGAAAGGGATTTCCTCGAGGGTGTCGAAGAATTCCTGCGTGATCCTCCGTTGCTCTGGAGGAGAGGGAACCGGGTAATTGGGCCGCTCCTGGGATTCTTTGAGGGTTCGTTCGTCGGAGGGAACGAGAGGCAAGCCGGGATAGCCATCACCTGCCGGACATGAGCAACGGAAGGCGAAGGAATGCTTGCGATCCCCTGAAAACCGTTTGACGGAGCAGAAGCCGTGGGAGCAACGGGGACACGAGAAGGGGAGGGTTTGCGTTCCTTCCGGTGTCCGGCGTTCGCTGGCCCCGCGAAGAGCCGTCTTGAACTCGCCGATGCGAGGGAAAGTCTTCTGGTCCGATTCTAGAAAGTGCTGGGCTGCCTTACGGACAGATTCGAGCGGAAAAGTTCGGCATTCTTCCCACCAGAGGTCCATCAAGTCTGTGGACATTTTCTTTTCGAAGGCGAGCGAGAGCCGGTCGAGTTGTTGTTTGAATTCCAGCTTTGTCATTTACCCCTCCATCGCCCAGGCATCGAGCGGGTCTATGGGTTTTTCATCTTCCCACCGGCGCTGATTGAGCCAAGTGGCCGGATGAGGGATGAACCGGCCTTGATCTTTCGTCCACTGGTCCGATTTCTTCTGCCATTTGAGCGCCAAGAGACAGTCCCTGAGCGGAGGCTTGAGCTTTCCCCACGATTTGTAGGCTGCCCCTTTCCCGATCTTTCGCGGATATTCCCTCCAAAAGGCCTCGAACTCAGGCGCGTACTGTTGCGCCGGATTCTTCCCCGGTTGATCGACGGATTGGGGTAGGGGGGTAGGGGGGGTATTACTGGATTCAGGATTCAGAGAATGGGGATTCAGCCCGGTTTTACCCTCATTCATAGAAGGTGAAACCCTAGACTTGCCTTGGGCTTGTCCAGGGTTTTTTGGTCTATCATCGGACCTAAAACCCTGGGTTTCATCATCTATGAATGAATGCGAAGCCTTGGGTTTTTGGGTCAATGAAGGGGGGATGATACTGGGGTTTTCCTTCCAATGAGGATTCTGATGGAGGAGGAAGGAAGGTATTTCGATGAACCTTGAACCCTGGACTTCATACCTGAGGATGAATCCGAAAGACGCAAGCTGGGACAAGAGTTTATCCACGTCCACCGAGTCAAATGCGAAAATCTCAGCCTTGATCCGCTTGGGACGGTCCTCGAGGCGTCCTTCCCTGTCTGCAAGACACCATAATCCGGCAAAAAGGAGTCGACCTTCAAAGGGCAATTCCGCAAGATCCTCGTTCTTGAAAAATCCGGGCTTAAGGTTCCGTGCTCTCATTTCTGAATCTCCTCTCGTGAGAAAAGAAGCCGGGCCCCTTCCGTGCGAGAGTCACGGAAAGGCTTTTGCATCGGACGCTGTACGGGCATCACCCGGCTGCCTGGCATGAATCCATTTCCTGAATGACGATATGAAGCCCCGGGATCTCCCCGTAGACCTTCCGGGCGTTGAGCGAGCAGATCTGGCCGTCATCCTTCCAGACGATTCCGTTCAGCCCGTCGAGCGTCTTCACGAAGTTGTCGAGGTCCTTTCTGCCTGCCGGCAGAAGCCTGCAGCCCAAAGCCTCGGATTTCTTGCGTCGGGACCAGGAAGAAGGAATCGGAAGGATAATCAGCAGGTCGACGTGGAGGGGGGATTCGAGGGGAGGCTTTCCGGTCATGGCCTGACTCCCGAAAAGAGCCATCTTGCCTTCGTAATCGGAAGTTTTCTTTGGCGTAAAACAATGACCTGCTTTGGTGAAGCGGGGTCGACCTTTTGCGACCGGCTGTCCAGGGACGAAAATACGGATCATGGCCGGATCTCCTTCTGCACGATGGTTTTGAGGGCCTTGAGATATTCCTGGGGGGCGATTTCGAGTTTGAGCGCAGCGAGAATCCGGGCGTATTGCCGGAGATCCCCGTTCAGGAGCTTCGACAATTGGCTGTCCGAGACACCGACTTCGCGGGCAAGGTTCTTCCTTGGGCCGTACTGGACCAGGCGGTCCTCGATCAGCTCCAGGTTCTTTTGGTAGAGCGGGTCGGAGGTCATGAAGTTTTCCGATAGTTCGCTACGATAAGGGCCGTAATGAGTTCGATCACAAAATCTTCTCTTTCTCTTTCCCCTTCCTTGGCTCGGAATTCTTGCAGGAGGTCTCTCATGGAGAGAGTTGGTTTCTGCCACCCTCCCACCCTGTTTTCGATCGGCTCCGGGTTTTTCATTGGCGAAGGACCTTCCATGGTTGTGGTAGATTGGTTTTGGCTGTTTTCCAACACTTACCCCTTATCAAGGAGGTCCTTCGTGAATGAAACCACTGGAACAATCCAAAAACTTGCTCACGACACTCTTCACGAAATCATCCGCGCCGGTCTCTTCTCCCAGATTTCACCAATCGGGGGAAGGCAGGATGGAGAGGCCGTATCACAATTTGTGGCCGGTCTTTATTCGGGCCTCATCGAGATGTATCAGAATCCCTCGAAGCATTAAGGATCTTCCGGCTCTCCAGAAGGGCTTCCGTCACTTCTGACGCGAGGCCCTTCAGATCGTCTATGTCCCCTCTCACTCCCTCGACTAAGCAATTCCCCACCACGGAAAGCACATAATCCTCGAACGATTGTTGATGGCTCTGAAAATCAAGCATTTTTCCCTCCTCCTGAAATTCCCCCGAACTCTTTTTCCTTTTCTTCCCTGCTACACCCCTTTAGCGTGGTCATGAGGCGGATTTCTCGGACTCAAAAAGAGCAGAGAGATCTGGTCGCAATTCGGATACGGTTACCAATCCATCTGAGGCTTCTTCTATTCGGAGTGCCATTTGAGGACCAGCCTGACGGTGCGCATGGGCAATTTGAGAAAGGTAGGCACGAGAAGTCCCTACTTTTATGGCGAGTTCTTTTGACCCAAATTTTCGGAGGTATTCTATGAGTTTCATGGAGGGGAATATAGCAAAACGCTATTATGTTTTCAATAGCAAAAAGGAAGATGCAAGAAATTTAGCAAGATGCTACGATTCCCCGATGGACATCAAGGAGACAAGATATTCTAACTTAATGCAATTACTTGAAACACGGTGTGGTAATAGCCAAGCCGAAATGGGGAGAAGAGTAGGTGTTTCCCCTGCATATATGTATCAGTTGGTCTCGCGAAGAAGGCCGATGGGATACAAAACAGCAAGGAAAATTGAAGAGGCTTTTTCTCTAGAAAATGGATGGATGGATTTTCCTCAAATCCAATTCAACCCAGCCGATGCTTCGAAGAGTGATTCAAAGACTCCCACCTTGGAAATCCATGGAGAGAACCCCTTCCCCACCGAAAAATACGCCTTCATCCCCCGGTACGAGGCCAAGATCTCGGCCGGAGGTGGATATCACAACGGAGATCACGTCGAGATCTCCAAGACCCATGCATTCCGGAAAGACTGGATCAAAAAGAACGGCTGGCGCGAGGAAGATCTCTGCGTCGTCGAGGCCTCGGGGCATTCCATGGAACCCAAGATCGGCGACGGAGATGTGCTTCTGGTGAATATGGCCGACAAGGAATTCCAGTCCGGGAAAGTGTATGTGCTACTTTTCCCGGGCGAAGGCCTCCGGGCCAAGAGGGTCCACCGGACGGCAGACGGAAGAATAAAGATTTCTTCCGACAACCCCGATAAGGCTAGTTACCCGGACGAATACTATTCACCGGAGGAAGCAGCACATCTGAATATCGTGGGGAAAGTTGTTCAGAGAGAAGGGGAGGTTTAGTGACTAAAAATTTCACTATCTGTGGAACAGTGCGTTGGGTGGGGAGGGAGGTGAAATGAATGTCGAAAAGAAGATTTCTTGAAATTTTCTCGGGAATACTTTTATGCGGATGGTATTTGATGGAGCCCCCTGCAAGCGATATTCTCACTTTCACTAAGACCCCAATAGCCCAATGGAGCCAGGTAGGGAGCGGCGATACTGCCAAAGAGTGTGAGAATCAAGGAGAAAAAAACGTCGAATTTAACCAAAGAGAGGAACACTCACCAAGATTGTCTCCGGGTGCAAAAAAATTGGCTACCACTGAGACGGTCCGAAGTATGGATGCCCTTTGCATCGCATCGGACGACCCGAGGCTGAAGCAATAGCAGCGTGGGGGAAAATCGAAATTCCTCCTCACCAAAGCGCGAAATAAGGGGGGCCATTGGAAATCATTGTTACTTTGTTAAATCGTCTCAATTCTGTTCTTGAATTGTCCGGCATCAAACCGATGACCATGAATAGCTACACGTTTTGTCGTATTTTCGAATCCTGTCTGCTCCTGGTCAATGACCGTCTTTCTGCCGGCATTGCTGTGAAATCAAATATTGAGAACGGCTTTTATGATGACGAGATCAAAAAAGAGATTGATCATTGGGTGGATCAAGAAAAAGTAGGAAAGTAAAAAAGGGTAAAAGCGGAGCACGTTTTTCTTAGTGACTAAACTAGAAGACGCACCCCACCATAACGGAGAATTCTAAGCCGCCAAACTGGTAGAACGAAAGACTGGAACCATGAGGAGGAGGAACCTTGACAACTTCCATCAATCGAGATACCCTAATTCCATTCACCTCCGTTAGTAAGTTCTCCCAACATCCGGGAGAGGCCGAAACCGGAGGTTTTTTTATTATGTCCGGAGATTTGTGATGCGCGCCGCAATTCTTGTGGATGGGGCATTCTTCCTTAAAAGAATCCGGAAAATCTGTGGTCCTCTTACCCCCGAGCAGACAGCCTCTATTTTAGTCCGAGGATGCGACTCTCTGCTTACCAAATATGTCAATCACGAAAATCCTAAAGATATCTATCGAATTCTTTATTACGATTGCCCTCCCCTCAATAAAAAATTTCATAACCCCATTAACAAGCAATCCATAGATCTTTCAAAAAGTGAACTTTACATTTTTCGCACCCAATTTCACCAACATCTCTTGAATAGCGTTAATCTTGCCATCAGACGAGGATCGCTTGATGGAGAAAACCCTCAATGGACTATTAAATCCCAAAAGCTGAAAGAACTTTTCAGTCATAAAATTACATTCGATCAACTAACAGAAGACGATGTGGTTTTGGATTTTCGCCAAAAAGGGGTCGATATGAAGATCGGCCTGGATATTGCTTCTCTAACTCTCAAAAAACTTGTCGACCAGATTATTCTGATCTCTGGGGATAGCGATTTTGTTCCGGCGGCTAAGCTTGCTCGTAGAGAAGGAATCCATTTCATTCTTGATCCGATGGGCGCCCCTATCAAACCAGATCTTTTTGAACATATTGATGGACTTTTTAGAAATATTTGGGACATAACACTTCTTCCAAAACAGAAAAAGTGACCCCAAGCGAATTTTCCTTTCGGAAATTGGTCGACCTAATGACGGATCCCGTTCGCCCCAAAACCGGTTCTCCAGGGAGGATCTTGCGGAGAAGCTCACCGAGATGGTCCACCCGCTTCCATCCCTCTAAAGGAAATACTGGATCGCGAGGATCCTGGGGTATGCTACCGGAGCGACAGATGGATCGATGCAGCCGATGCTGAGACCCGGGAGGAATTGAAGTTAAGTTCCCATCAAAAAGGAGGCTTTAATGCAACAAGTTATTCGGACCCTTCTTATAATTCTCCTTTTCTCCACTCTTTCCTTTTTCCCAAAGAATGCTTGGGCAATCATTAAGCCTGTAAGCTACAATGAATATTTTGTTGGTTTCACTTCTGATTATGTAAATTATTGGGCTCATCCATCTGATCTTGGACGCCAACTCGAATCGAATTGGTGTTGGGCAGCTTCTATTCAAGTTTCCTTAAATCTTTTACATATCCCTATTAAACAATCTCAGATTGTCTACGAAACATTTGGAACCCTAGCAAATTTGCCTGGCTTTCCAAACCAAATAGCATTTGTTCTAAATAAATGGCGGTGGAACAATGATAGAAAACCGATCTTAATCCATTCATATCAAGAGCCATCCTGGCGCCAAGTTCTTATTGATTTACAAAATAATGTTCCTGTTATCTTGGGATTGAAACCGGCAAACTCAACGATAGGACATGCAGTAGTGATTACTGGCGCCGTTTATAACGCCGTTTATAAGATGAAGGGGGGGATACCTTATATTGAGTACCTTTTCATTAGAGACCCATGGCCTTACAATCAAAGTCTTCAAAAGATTCCATTTATAAATATACGGAACGAATATCAATCTGCAATTGGTATTCGGATATACGCTGCCCCTTACGGATTTTAATGTCTTAATTAATAATATTTATTATATTTTTAATACTGAAGAAACAATGTTCTCTTCACTTGAAATCTGTACGGGAGCCGGTGGGCAGCCTTTGGGACTTGAACAAGCGGGCTTCGAACATGCAGCACTGGTTTGGATCGCATGAAAATCCATGATCGATTTTGGTATGGAATCAATCCATCGAAAGGAGTTCTCTATGCCCACTCCTTCCCCTCCTTTATGGGAGATAGAGCCTCACACCAAAGCAAAACATGCCATTCTCTCTGAATACCTGAAGGCCTGGTTTCAGATCTTAGGAAGGAACAACCTGAAGGTTGGGTTTATTGATGGATTTGGGGGGCCTGGAAGATATCTCCATGGCGAACCCGGCTCTCCCTTGATTGCACTGGATATCGCAATTAAATCCGGTATCTCGTCGAAAATTTTATTCCAATTCGTCGAAGAAAATAAAGAAAGATTCCAATATCTCAAGAATGAGATCGCTGAATTAAAATTTCCGCCCTCCTTTGAAATATCGATCAAAAATGAAAGCTTTGCCAATATTCTATCTTCAATTTTGGATTATCTCGAAAGAAATAGTTTCACACCGTCCCCTATATTTGCCTTTATAGACCCTTTCGGATTCAAGGATGTTCCTTTCAGCCTCATTCAAAGACTCCTTTCTTTTGAAAGATGTGAAGTTTTCATTAACTTCATGGTTGACTCCATCAATCGATGGCTTGAACATCCCGAAGATGGAATTCGTTCTCATATTTATGCATTATTGGGATCTGACGATACTCATTCGATCATTCATTCTGAAAATCGAGTAATTTCTTTGAGAAATATGTATGAAGACCGTTTAAGAGGTGTAGCCAAATTTGTTCTTCCTTTTGAGATGAAAAACAAACAAGATCGTACACAATTTTTTCTTTTTTTTGCCAGCAACCACAGATTAGGTCACATAAAGATGAAAGAGGCCATGTGGAGAATCGACGAAAATGGAGACTTTTCTTTTTCCGATGCTTCCCATAGAAAACAGTCGATCTTTCGAGATTTCGACCTTGAACAAAAGATCAGAAGTCTGCAATCCGATATCTTACAAAAATTTGGTGGATGTACTTGTGTCCCTTCTAGAACCATTCAACAATATGTGGAAGATGAGACAATTTTTCTTCGAAAGCATATGATCAAAGCCTTGAAGATAGCCGAAGAGGAGAATAAAATTTTTGTGAGACCGACCACATCGGACGGAAAAACGCGAAGAAAAAATTCGTTTTCGGAAAATACTTTGGTCGATTTCTGTTGACTTCTAGGAGGAGATGTCATGTCTACTGATTCTGCTATCGAATGGACAAACTCTACCTGGAACCCCGTTACTGGATGCACCAAGATCAGTCCAGGATGCAAAAACTGCTATGCTGAAAGAATGGCCGCACGTCTTAAGGAAATGGGTGTTGCCAAATATCGTAATGGTTTCGCTCCGACCCTTCACCCTGATTCCCTTACCCTTCCCCTTTCTTGGAAAAAACCTCAAGTCGTTTTCGTGAATTCTATGAGCGATCTCTTTCTTCAAGAAATCCCTGACGAATTCATAAAGAACACTTTTCAAATAATGAATCAGGCCCACTGGCACACCTTCCAGATTCTGACAAAGAGGGCCGATAGGCTTGCCACAATAAGCTCAGAACTCAACTGGACCGAAAACATTTGGATGGGTGTAAGTATCGAAAATAGGGATTATCTTTCCAGGGTGAATGACCTTCGCAAAACGAGGGCTAAGATCAAGTTCCTGTCGATTGAACCCCTTTTGGGGCCGATTCCAAACCTTGACCTCAGCGATATTGATTGGGTGATTGTTGGAGGAGAATCCGGGCCTGGCTCGAGACCCATGAAAGAAGAGTGGGTTCTCGAAATCTTAGAGCAATGCCAGGAATCCAGAGTTCCATTTTTCTTCAAGCAATGGGGAGGAGTTCAAAAGAAGAAGACGGGGAGATTACTTCTCGGCCGAACATGGGATGAGATGCCTGTTAATGTTTAAAGTATCACTAAAAAACACGCACCGGGATTTAAAACCCGATGCGTGCCACATTTTTCTAACGTTTTTAAGGAAAGTTTTAAGATTCTTTTTCTTCGTTTCTGTTCGGTAACCCAAGCTTCCAGCGGATCATGTCTCCAATAATTGGAGAGATATCATTGTGTTTCGCTCCAAATCTCATCACACCTGCATTTTTATCATACTTTCCAAGATCCCTGTTGGCTCCTTCCGTCTCAGAAGGCAGATAGCTGCTCAGGTTTGAAAGGTTAAACTGCTGTCGCTCAGATTCAGTCAGATCGTAGTATCTCCACATGGGGTTGGAGTGAGAGAAATCAATCGTGAGAATTTCATTCAGGAATTTCTCAAGTATTTCTGGATCAGCGGATCGAGAAAAGCCAAACTGATATGTCAACTTGGCCAAAGCTTTGAGAACCACAGGTTGACCAGCGACAGTAGTAGCTTTAGCCCCTGACTTCCCAAATCCTGGAATCTGGATGATGGTCTTCCAAAACCTTGTTGCTATCTCTTCTTTTTCCTCAACTTCTAGGGGTTTTGCCTGTCGAATATTGGTTTTGTTTAAAAAAAGAATGGCATTAATTGCGACAAGATCCTTCCTCGTCATCTCTCCCTTATCATCATCCCAGTCGATCTTGTCTTTGTCGATTATTTCTAAACCTATGTCGCCATCATCAATCAATACTTCTTTAATGTATTGATTAACCGGATTGGAACTATCAAATTGAAGCGCTAAAGCTGCTTGAACCTTTTTGCCCAGACTATTGAGATCATAGAATAACTGTCTTTCTTCCTCGATCCCAAGACCAAGGTGGCCCTCAATAGTTACAGTACAAAACGACCGCGCCACTTCCATGCACACCTGCCATCCTTGAATTTCCTCCGAGGTCAGTTCAATTTCTCCAAGATGTGGATAAAGGCTCTTTTTTTTGGGATATTTTCTACTACGCGTAACTTCGTCCAAAAACTCAAACACTTTTTGCATCCCATACCTTCGGTGCTGTCCATCAACTACCCAGAGAATATCTTTCTGCTGAAGAATGATCTTATACGCAGCCGTTTCAACCCCATTAACAACCATTCTTTCACCTACAATGCTTCTTCCTTCGGGTCCACAATCTCGGATGTTGACTACAATCGGTTGAAGGGAAAGGTAAGATTGTTTCCCTAGGCGGTCTCTGAAGGTTTCTAAGATAGAAAGTTTTGGCTTTTTTCCTCTTTCCTTCCATTGAATGGCAGAAGAAACTAAACCTTTCAATATATAAACAGCTAAACTATGAGCATGATTTTCATCCAACGGTCTCTGGGCAACCAGGCTATCGTCATCATCATCCCCCCTTTCATTTGCAACCTCAGACAGGCTAAAAAACTCATACATTGGAATGGTAAAAACAAAAATTCTATTTCCTAAGTTATGACCAATAAATACTTTAAAAGGCTTCCCTGAAGTGTCTCCATCTCCCATCAAATCATCCAGGTTGCTGAGCCCCGTCAAAGGTCTTGGTAGTCTTTCTTCAAAGTCGTCCATTTTACATCCTCCATTTAATTTTTAATCCTGGAATATTTATTTGTCGATAATAATTCAAATAATAAATACCCAGGATATTTTTGTCAACTATCCTGGATTATAATTTTACAAATCATTTTGAATCATTTTCCCCTCCCCCTTGTCCTCATTTCCCTTTAAACTTTCGTCTATGCACAAATTCTGGTGCCAATTACCGATGGCATCCTTCTCCATGGAAAGTGACCCGTTGGATAACGTCTTGATCATCAACAAAGAAGTCCGTTCTACACGAGAAGTGTAAAATCACTCCCGGTTGGGTCGTCGATTGAAAATTTCCCTGAGCATCAAAAGAGCCAGTCGTATGACTTTGTGAAGCCATTCCTGCCAAAAAAGCTTCTCCAAAGGTAGGGGTACCTTCCCGGAGATATTCGTCCACATGAAATTTTTTCCCCGAAAAGGTTCCTGTCGGCACTCCCCATGCTGCCAAGAGATCCTTCTCCGGTTTTCCCAGCCAGTCGGTCACCGATTTGTTGTAATTGGCCGTTGTGGCACATCCTGAAAAAAGTACGAGAAAAATAGGAACAAGTAAGAGTCTCATTCCAGACACGTTTTCCTCCTCTTTGGCTTTTTATCCGCACTGATTCTTTGCCGGAGATTATACCTTCCCTTTCGGAACTTCCCGCTACCCACTCCACCTCTTGTCCCAATATATTAATTTGCTATTGATTTGTTAATAGCAATTTGCTATATTTCTCCCAGTTCCAACCGCTCCCTCGAGGAGCCCTTGAATCGCGGAATGGTACAGGGTCCGCGGGCGGTGAGGAATAACCCGGTCACTTATTTCTAGCGGATTTTATCCGGCAATTATGTTTCCCCTCCTCTCCGGGTCTCCCGTGGGGAGACCTCTCGCTCCTCATGGCCATGCGGAGAACTCTCTACTCCAATTGGCATCTGGGAGGCCCAGACGGGAGGGGAATCCACTCAAGGAGAAAAAATGAAACCCGAGCACGAACACCAGCTCATGACAGAACTCTCGGAACTCAACGAGCTGAAGAAGCAATTCAAGGAGACCCTGGAGGAAGTGTCCGAACACACCGGAATGCCCGCATCCGCCATCCGGAAATACATCTCGGCAAAACTGAAGGGGGAACTGGACAAGGTGACGCTTGAAGCCTCCCTTCTGACCCGTTTGTGCGCCCAGGAGGGAGGGAAACAATGAGCCCTCACCCTTTTCTGGTTTTGGAACCGGCAAACGAACTGCCGTCTGTACCTTCGGAAGACCTTATCAAAGAGGCTCTCGCCCACTTGGGAGCGGCGAAAGTGCAATTCATCGCTTCCGACGATCCGCAGATCCGGGAGCACGTTCTTGCGGCTCATGGACTTCTGACACTCGTGAGCCGGAGGCTTCCATGAATCGCATTCATCGTTTCCTGAACTGGTTATACAGCGAACGGATTGCCAATCGGATTCTGAGGGGCCTTTTGATTCTGCTGTTCATCGCGCTCCTGGCGAAGTGGGACAGGTGTTGACGATGGAGAAATTTGAAGATCCCGGGACCGAAGTGTGGGTGTGCCCCTCTTGCTGCGCACCGCGCTCCGAATCTGGCCTTTGTCTCACGTGTGAAATGGAGAGAGTGCGTCCGGTGGAATTTCCCGTCCCGATGATTGCCTTTCTCGCGCTCGCAGTGTTCGTCATCCTGCTCGCGGCTGTCCTTCTGATGCTGGACGCCGCTTGGCTTGCCCACCTGACTTTTGAAGGAGTCAAACAATGAGTCTTGCAGAATATGTGGACGTGGACGCTTTTCGAAAGGAAGGAATTATCACGATGAAATACCGGCAACCCCGCTGTCCCGGCTGCAACGAACAGCGTCCTTTCGACGAAAGGAGCTTCATCCAGAAAATGGGGTGTTGCCGTCCGTGCGACATCGAAACGAGGCCAGCCATTTACCGAAAAGGAGAATCCGCATGAGTACCGAAATCGAAGTCCAAGGATCAGCACCACCGATGACAGCGGTCGATATCCGGGCCCAGGTCAACCGGATCCAGGAAGTAATGAAGACCGTCATGCAGGAAGGACAGCATTTCGGGAAGATCCCGGGAGCCGGTGACAAGCCGACCCTGCTCAAGGCCGGCGCGGAAAAGCTGATGATGACCTTCCGTCTGGCCCCGGAGGTCGAGGTTGAACCCCTCTTCCTGCAGGACGCGATCGGATACCGGGTCAAGGTCAAGCTCAATACCTTCGACGGACGGTTTGTCGGATCCGGCGTGGGGGAGTGTTCTTCCCTTGAGGAGAAATACAAATGGAGAGCGGCGGTCTGCGATGAGGAATTTGAGGCAACTCCCGTCGACCAGCGACGCACAAAGTTTTCGAAGAAATACGGGAAGGTGGACAAGATCAAGCAGGTCCGGACGAACCCGGCTGACCAGGCCAACACCATCCTCAAGATGGCGAAGAAGAGAGCCCTGGTCGATGCCACACTGACGTGTCTGGCGGCCAGCGATATCTTCACCCAGGACATCGAGGACATGGACCCGGAGACGCTTGGAAACCACGGAAAGACCAATGGATCGGCCAGTCCTGCGAAGGATAGCGGGGCAAAGCCAGATCAGGGCGCGTTTCACACCCCCGATGATCAGTACATCTCGGACCCGCAGCGCAAGAGGCTCTTTGCCATCGCACGGGAAAACGGCGTCTCCAATGACGAAATCAAGGCTCATCTTTCGGAACTCGGCATCGAATCCTCGAACAAGCTCCGCAAGGATCAGTACGAGGAATTCATCGCCTGGATCGAAGGGCGCGGGGATGCTCAGGAGAACGGTGAGGTATGAAGGACCTCACCTTCGAGCCAGAAACCCATACCTACCAGGTGGGAGAAGAAATCATCCCGAGCGTGACCCAGATCCTGAAAGAAGTCGGGCTGATCGATACGTCCTTCTTCACGCCGGAACATGCGGAGCGGGGAACCCTCGTTCATGGAGCGACACAGTTCTGGGACGAAACCGGGATGGAGGACGATACCATCCCGGGAGAGCTTCTTGGGTATCTGGAGGCCTGGAAAAAATTCCGGGAGGAAACGGGGTTCATCCCCTCCCATATCGAGCAGTCCTTGTATTCGAGGCAGGGGTACGCGGGAACGGTCGACCGGATCGGGAAGACCCACAAGATCAATGCATTGCTCCTGGACATCAAGAGCGGCCCCCCGCAGCCTTGGCATAGGCTCCAGTTGGCGGCCTATGCGCTCATGGTCAAGTACGAACTCAACATCCCGGCCTGGGAGTGCTGGGGAGTGCATCTTAAGAAGGACGGGAAATATTCCGTGGAAGTCTACCGGAGCATCGATGATTCGGCGACGTGGCTCTCAGTCCTAAAGGTCTATCAACTCAAAAAGGAGATGAAATGACAACACCAACGGCGGAAATCGTGGAAGTCGAAGAAAAGGCCCTTTCTCTGCCCGCAAAGGCAGACCGGATCCAGATCACGGATACGGATACCTTCAAAGAAGCGGCTGAATTCACACTCACCCTTCGAACCATCAAGAAGGAGATTGACAACACCTTCGATCCGATCTGCCGGAAAGCGTTTGATGCTCACAAGGAAGCCGTGGCCCAGAAAAAGAAAGTCATGGAACCGGTTGAGCAGGCCCAGAAGATCATCGACCGGAAGATCGGGGATTTTCACGCCGAAGAGGAGAGGAAACGCAAGGCGGAAGAAGACCGGCTCCGGAAAGCGGCCGAAGAGCAGGCCCGGAAGGAAGAGGAAGACCGGCGTCTCGAAGAAGCTGAGCGCCTTTCTCAGGAAGGAAATTCCGAGATGGCGGCCGCGATCCTGGAAGCTCCCATTGCTCCCCCCGTGGTGGTGATTCCAAAGATCGAAACGCAGGCCCCGAAAGTGGAAGGGCTCTCCGTCACAAAAATCTATAAAGCCGAGGTGGTGAGCTTGCCCCAGCTCGTCCAGGCTGTCGCGCAGGGACGGGCCCCGATCGGGCTTCTGGAAGTCAACCAGACGGCGCTGAACGGAATGGCCAGGGCGCTCAAGGAAGCATTCTCCGTTCCCGGTTGCCGGGTGGTCGTCGAGTCTTCGGTGAGGGGAAAGGTTTAAAAGGATGATTGCCCTTGTCTCGACCCGATGGGTCCTCATCGAGAAATTCTGCGCATTGACCGGGTACACTCCGGCCGGGGTCCGTGGTAAGATCCAGACCGGAGTTTGGCTCAAGGGCGTCCATTTTGAGAAGGCCCCGGACAATCATATCCTGATCAACCTGGAGGCATACGAACGATGGGTCGAGGGAGCGGAATTCGAGTTCGCGGCAACGGGATCCAGATCAGCTTCTACTGGCATGGCCAACGCTTCCAGAAAACACTGAAACTTGAACCCACCAAGGCCAACCTCAAATATGCCGAACGGCTCCGGGGAACCATCCTCCTTGAAATCGCCCAGCAGACCTTTGACCCGTCCAAATACTTCAAGTCGATTCCGGAAAACAGGATCCCGACTTTCCGGGAAGCGATGGAAACTTGGCTGGGCCACATGGAAAAGAGTACGGCTACTTCCACCCTCCGGGACTACCGGTCCTGTTCGAAATACCACCTAATCCCCTTTTTCGGAGAATTGCCGCTGGATAAAGTCACCACCACGGAAATCCGGCGCTTCATCTCCACCCTTCAATGTTCGAACAAACGGATCAACAACATTCTGACCCCCCTTCGGGGAGTTCTCGGAGACGCCTTCCAGGATGGAGTTATCGAGAAAAATCCGATGGACAGGATCCGGAGTCTCTCGATCGACACCAGCGAGCCGGAGCCTTTTTCTCTGGAGGAAATCCGGAAAATTCTGGATGCTTGCGAAGGACCCCTGCAAAACCTCATCCAGTTTTCTTTTTGGAGCGGACTGAGAACGTCTGAACTGATCGGACTGGAGTGGGGGGATATCGATTGGGGCCGCAATGTGATCTGCGTCCGGAGAGCCTTCATCCGGGGCCATGTGAAGGAAACAAAAACAAAGGCAGGCAAGCGGGAGGTGAAGATTCTCGATCAGGCCCGCAAGGCCCTGGAGGCCCAGAAAGAACACAGTCTTCTTTCAGGAGGACGCATCTTCACCAATCCTCTTACCAGACAGCCCTGGAGTGGGGACAACAAGATCAATCACCATTGGGCCAGCGTCCTGAGAAAGGCTGGCGTGGCCTATCGAAACCCCTACCAGACGCGACACACCTATGCGAGCCTTCTGCTTTCCGCAGGAGAGAACCCGATGTGGGTGGCGCAACAAATGGGGCATGCCGATTGGGGAATGATTCGGAAAAGATACGGAAGATGGATCCCTTCCATTGACCCGGCTGTCGGAAACCGGGCCAATGAAATCGGATCACAGTTCGGGAGCAAAAACGCTTCATTTGGTGACAAAACGGTGACAGAAGAAAATGGGTAA